GCCAGCTCCACCAAAATTCTTCAAAGATGGTTCCAGTGCCATCCGCAGAAGTCCTGAAAGCCCGCACGGCACAAGCCCTGCGGGCTTTTTTGTGTCTGTAACCTTCCGAGATGATCCGCCTGAATCCAGAGATAATTGGTACACGAATTGGTACACGCTATAATGTGGGCCAAAAACGTGTACCAATTATGGACGGAAACCAGTCATGGCGCGGATGACACGCCCCCTCACCAATAACGAAATCCTTAAAGCTAAGCCCCAAGAGAAAGACTTCACGCTGCACGATGGCGACGGACTTTACCTGCTCATCAAAACATCAGGTAAGAAGCTGTGGCGTTTTCGTTACCAGCGGCCAAATAGCAGTAGCCGCACAAATCTCAGCCTGGGCTCTTACCCCGCCTTAACGCTCGCTGTAGCACGCCAAATGCGTGACCAGTACCTGTCGTTGCTTGCGCAAGGGATTGACCCGCAGAAGCAGCAAGAGGAAGTATCAGAGCAACGGCAAATTGAGCTGGATAGCATTTTCTCAGTTGTGGCTGGGAGATGGTTCCAGCTCAAAAGCAAAAGCGTCACTGAGGATTACGCGAAGGATATTTGGCGATCGCTGGAAAAGGATGTATTGCCCGCTATTGGTGAAATTCCTGTCCAACTACTTAAAGCTAGAACGATCGTTGAAGCGCTTGAGCCGATCAAAGCTCGTGGGGCGCTTGAGACAGTTCGCCGCTTAGTTCAGCGCATTAACGAGATCATGATTTTTGCGGTTAACACAGGGTTGATTGATGCGAATCCTGCTTCGGGCGTTGGTATGGCTTTTGAACGACCAAAAAAACAGAACATGCCAACGTTACGACCGGAAGAACTGCCAAAGCTAATGCGCTCATTAGTGATGTCCAATCTCTCAATTACGACTCGCTGTTTAATCGAGTGGCAACTTCTCACTCTTGTACGACCGTCTGAAGCCTCGGGAACAGAGTGGGCAGAAATCGACTTTGATTTGAAACTTTGGGTTATTCCAGCAGAACGCATGAAGGCTAAGCGCGAACATATCGTTCCTTTATCGAAACAAGCGTTGGAAATTCTCGAAGTTATGCGGCCTCTAAGCGCTAACCGGCAATATGTTTTTCCAAGCCGTAACGATCCCAAACAACCAATGAATAGCCAAACTGCGAATGCTGCATTAAAGCGCATAGGCTATGGCGGCAAGTTGGTTGCTCATGGTCTCCGTTCTATAGCAAGTACAGCGCTCAATGAAGCCAACTTTAACCCTGATGTCATCGAGTCAGCTCTTGCACATACCGATAAAAACGAAGTTAGGCGAGCCTACAACCGTTCTACTTATCTCGAACAACGTAAAGACATGATGAGTTGGTGGGGCACATTCACTTATAAAAGTTAGCCCAACATGAAGGGAAACCAATTGCGCCCAGGAATCACACAAAGATGCCAGCGCGCAATGCTATCCCCGCCACGCCTGCCCGCTTTATGTACCACTTTTCATGCAGGTGCATGCTATGGGCCGGGCCGCGCTCTGTATGGCCAGAATGGGAGAAAGCGGTACATGATTTTGCATGGAGATCCATGCACGCTATGCATGCACGGCTCTTTACAAAGCGGCTCGCCAGAAAAAAGGCTTCAGTAAGACAAAGACAGGAATAAAAAAAGCCGCTGGATATGCAGCGGCAGTGTGAGGGATTAATGAATCTGGCGGAATGCAGAACCATAGCGGCCCAGCGTCTGGCGTTTTCTTGCTGGTTCCGGTGATGGTACTGGTATTTTTTCCGGCTGCGGCGGTGCGGTGATCACCTTTGTGATGCTCTCATTCGTCTTGAAAGTACAGGAGCAGTCGAGGTTAGTGCACTGGTGATAACGCTCTTTTACCTGCTCTGACATATAGCGGCTCGATTTGGTATGTGCCGCGCTTTTACAGCAGGGACAGTGCATCATTTCTGGCTGCCCTCCTGAAGTTTTGCACGCTGCGTCCGGATTGATTCAGCCAGCTTCTGCCGGCGCATAGGATGGCGGTAAAGCTCCATATCAATACCCGTAAGCGGCGGGCGATATAGACCAATATTCTCCAGCAGCGGAGCCTCAATTAGTATGCTGTCTGGCAGAGCAGCAGCCGCCCGCGTCAGCGCTTCACCGACCAGATAAGCCACGTCCTTAATACTATCCCGGTCGTCTCCGGCAAACGTCGGGGAAAGCTCTTCACGACGGAGACGCATCTTAATGGCCCACAGCAGCGACGGACTTACGTTACGCAGGGCTGACTGCCAGTTCGCATCCGCGAACCCGGTAAAAGCCTCCCGGTGCGATTCAACATACTCTTTACCACTTCCGCAGCATTTCAGCATCGCCTCCTGCTTATCCAGAGCCAGCTCTTTAAGCAGCCCGCCGAACTCATCGGCCAGTTCACGGCTGGCGATGCGCTGAGAATGTTCGGCGCGCAGCTCGTCAGTGAGATTGCCTCGCAGGTTACGGAAGCTCGTGCGCCAGTTGCTCTCGGCTTCCTTTCCAGCCTTGATGGCTGCCTGCTGCTCTTTTTCACAGCGGGCAATATCGGCGCAGATGCCGTTATAGGCTTTCATCCTTTCGGTATGTTCGGCGCGAGCTTTCTCGAAGCGTTCCAGTGATACAGGTTTCTGTTCAGGCATGGTCATGGTTGTCTCTCATCTTCTGTAAAGGATGAGGCCATTCTGTCGTTTACCACAGGACAGTGCATTTCATTGCTTTCCGCCTGTCGATGAACAGACAAGGGCACAACCGGTGCGAAACAGCCCCTTAAGAGATTATATTTCTTATATAACTGTTCACTGGTATTCACTGAGATAAAAAAGATAATAAATACAGTAGTTAAGGCAGTGAACACTTTAAAAATAAGTATTCACGGAGTATTCACCGGTGTTCACATTCGCTCAGTAATAAGTTTTTTTTGGCGAGCGTTATTCAACGTTATTTCCTTTTAATGATGGAATTTTGATAGTTCCGTACCTCTTTAACTTTTACTGACTGCACTTCACTGCATCACACTGCACCAAATTAAACAAACTGCTTATTTTTCAGGCTAACTTAAGTGGTCACAAGCCAAAACAGGGTTGTTTACACAGCAAAAAATATTCTCAAAATAGGTGGTTACCTGAAGACACTACCGTAACCGGACAGCACCGGCCGGACTCATAATGAGGTAATACCATGCATACATTTTCATCTGTACCGGCCCTCGCCATCCCGGTAACCCGCGATACCGTTTATCCACGTGATCGCTTTATGCGTCTGCCGGAAGTCATCAGCACCTGCGGCCTGTCACGTTCGACCATTTACGATTTAATCAGCCGGGAGCAGTTCCCCTCGCAGATTTCACTTGGCGGTAAGAACGTCGCCTGGCTGGCATCAGAGATTGACGGCTGGATGCAGGCCCGCATCGCGCAGCGTGCTGGAGATGCAGCATGATTACGCTTAATTTCGGCACGAAAACTTACCCCCTCACCCGCGAAGAAGCCGCCTTTGTCGCGGAAAGCCTGACGGCAGCGGTGAGCGGCAAACCCGCCACGGCACCGGCTTTCACCAGCGAGATGCATGGTCATATTTCCGTGCTGAGTCAGAAAGCGAAGCCTGCAAAGCGAAGCGCAAAGAAAGAGGACGGTGAATTCCGATCAAATCCGCAACAATCCGATCACGTCCTGACCGATTGCTGAGGAAAACGCCCCGATGTGTGAAAAAAGCCTTTTCTCTGGCGAGCGATCGTTATACAGTTTTCGCGCTGCAGCAAAATCGGCAGCCGGGCGTAGGAACCCGAGTTACTTCAAGGCGACAATACACGCGCCATGCGTGTTTTTTTATGTCGTTGCCTTAGTGCACCAGCTTTCAGCGTGGCGGTCTGTGAATCGTCATGCCTATCAGGCAATGGTGGCTCAGGCGGGGCAGCCTTCGGGCTGGCCGGTGTCCTTGAAGGCCGGTATTCCTACCCCCGTCTGGGCTACCACCATAGAGTGTAGGAACTCCGGTGGTAGTTATTACAGCTACTTCAAGGAGACTGCCATCTTGGCTACGGTTACTGACACCGCTCATCCCCAATTCACCTTTATTTTCGCCGCCGTGCACCGCACCGATCGCGCTGCCCGTCCCTGCATGCTGCGCTATGCGGCAGAAGACGAGCGCACAGCTCGCGCCAATTTCATTCGTGATTATGTTCTATGCTTTGCTGGCCGCGTGCCGGTAATGGCGGTGGCTGCATGAATACTCTTGCCGCTCGCAGCAACAGCACCTATTCAATTCCACACGCCGATTATCTGCGTCTGCTACATGCTCATTCCGTCGGTGTAACAGTGCTTGATATGTTCGATTCCGTTCATTGCCTCAGCGCTCAAAGCTGCGTACCAGACAGCGCCGCGCTGGCCTCGGTCGTCGCCCTGCTCACCGACCAGCTCGGTAAAGTCGTTGAAACCTGTGAATCTCGCATGTTAGCCACGGAGGCCCGCCATGATGACCGTTAATCACTCCTGCCTGCCCGTTGAGATACGCACCGCCGTTTACCGCCGCGCGCTGGCGCAGGGCTACCTGAACGCATGTAAAAGCCTCGGCATCACAGTCTCCGCCACGCTTGATGAGTTGCAGATGACCATTGCCCTTGAGCTGGAAAGCTTCTATTTACGCCGTCACGGCCCCGATGCGGGCATGGAGATGGCCTGCACCATGCTGGGCGATATGCTTGAGCCTGACCTGCTGACCGCGCCGCCGCGCCTGACACGACTTGGCGCAACCATGATGGATGAACTGTTTTGCAGCCAGCTTGCCGCGACTCGCCGCGCCACGTTGCACTAAGGGAGATCCAGCAGGTGAAACACATTGTCTCTGACACGGTAAAAGCGGCCGCCGGATTCTGGCCGCAACTGCTGCCCGCGCTCGGCATCAGCATTCACGCCAGCGGCAGACACGGCGCATGCCCGGTTTGCGGCGGCAAAGATCGCTTCCGTTTTGACAATCAGGACGGGCGCGGGACGTGGCACTGCAACCAGTGCGGAGCCGGTGACGGCCTGAATCTGGTAGAAAAGGCGTTCGACGTCAGCGCCAAAGAGGCGGCGCTCAAAATTGCCGATTTGCTCGGCGCACTGCCACCGACATCAAAAGTTGTACCGGTGAAGACAGAAATGAATGCCGTTGCGCAATCCGACGCCGCCGCACGGGCGCAGAAACTGATCGCCGCCGCCGTCAGCCGCACGGATAACGCCTACTTATTGTCAAAAGGGCTGCACAGCACCCACGCGTTAACGCTGGCTGCCGGTCTGCGCTGTGGCGGTATCAGTTTTGCAGTTGGCGATCTGCTTGTGCCACTGACCGACGAAAGCGGTAACACCGTTAACATCCAGCTTATTAGCGCGGCTGGCGACAAGCGCACCCTGCCCGGCGGGCAGGTGAAAGGCGCTTATCACCTTGCGGGCGAACCTGACAGCAAAACGCTGTGGCTCACCGAAGGTTATGCAACCGGCCTGACGGTTCAGCGTCTCACCGGGCAACCGGTTTATGTTGCGCTCAGCGCAAATAATCTGACGTCACTTGCCGCACTGCTGCGTAAAGCAAATCCAGATGCTCTGATACTGATTGCAGCCGATCGCGACGACAACGGCACAGGCCAGTTAAAGGCAGAGGAAGCCGCGAAAGCCTGCAAAGGCAAAGCCGCTTTACCGCCAGAATCCGGCGATTGGAACGACGTCTGGCAGGCACATGGCGACATCACGACGCAGGCGCTTCTCACTGCCTATACTCAGCCCCATAAACCAAGCCCGTTTGAGTCCGTAAGCGAGGCAGACCTTAAAGCCATGAGCGCCAGTGAAAAGGCGGAGCTGCTGGTCGCTCACTACGGACAGGCGCTGGCCGTTCCGCCCGTCGGGGAGGAAATTTGTCGCTATGAGAACGGCGCGTGGCAGGTGATGCCGGTGCAGATGCTGCGCCGCGAAATCGCCGCGCTGTTTCAGAAGGTGCGCGCACCATTCTCAGCAGCCGGAATCGGCAGCGTACTCGATACGCTTAAGCTGATGGTGCCACAGATGGGCGAACCGCCGCGACGCCTGATTGGTTTTCGTAACGGCGTTTTCGATACGATTAACGGCACATTCTGCCCGCACCGCCGCGAGAACTGGCTGCGCACGGTCAACAGTGTGGACTTCTCTGCGCCGCGTCCCGGCGAAAATCTCGCAGACCACGCGCCCCACTTTTACCACTGGTTAACGCGGGCGGCCGGACATAATAACGACAAGCAGGATCGCATCCTCGCGGCGTTATTTATGGTACTGGCAAACCGCTACGACTGGCAGATGTTCCTAGAGGTAACTGGTCCAGGTGGAAGCGGGAAAAGTGTTTTAGCGTCGATCGCCACGCTGCTCGCTGGCCACGATAACACCACGTCTGCCACCATTGATACGCTGGAATCATCACGGGAACGCGCCAGCGTGGTCGGGTTCTCGCTGATTATTCTGCCCGATCAAGAGAAGTGGAGCGGCGACGGCGCGGGGATTAAGGCGATTACAGGCGGCGATGTGGTCGCCATCGATCCCAAGTATCGCGATCCCTACTCAACTCAAATACCGGCGGTGATTCTGGCGGTGAATAACAACCCAATGCGTTTCAGCGATCGCAGCGGTGGTGTTTCGCGTCGCCGGGTAATCCTGACCTTCCCGGAGGTGATACCGGCCAAAGAGCGCGATCCAGAGTTGCTGGACAAAATCAGCGCCGAGCTGGCCGTCATTGTGCGCCACCTGATGCAGCGCTTCGCGTCACCCGATGAAGCGCGCGAGCTTTTGCAGGCGCAGCAGTCATCCGGCGAAGCGCTTGAAATCAAGCGACAAGCGGATCCGCTGGTTGATTTCTGTGGCTACCTGATGCCTTTAAGCACCCCGAACGGGCTGTTCATAGGTAATGCCAATATTCGCCCCATAAACCCGAAGCGCTATCTTTACCATGCTTATTTGTCGTTTATGGAATCGCGCGGCCATCAGCACCCGCTCAGCCTTACAGCCTTCGGTCAGGCGGTGCCTCAGACGTTGAAAGAGTATGAGCGCGTGCTGCTCAAGCGCCGCACCAATAACGGCATACAAACTAACCTAACGTTACATGAGGACAGCGAGGCAGATTGGCTACCAGCGTGTAGCGTCTGAAAACATCATTCCACGTAAACCGGCTTAGGCCGGTTTTGTATAATTACCCCTACAAATAGCCTGCAACCTCAGCTACAGAGCAAGACACTGACAATGACTACGCAGCGCGGTTAAGCCCTATAAGGGTATGAGAAATTTGCAGGAATATTTATATAATCCTTAAACTGTAGCGTAGGCAATACCACACCAATTTTAGTTCCCTACTAACGCAGGCCTTTACATAAATCACCATGCCGTATATGTTTATCAAGCCAATAGCATTCATAAGATAGTAAAATGTTTAGGTAGTGTTATTTACCTATACCTTCAAAATTTTACTTAGCAGCGGCCAATTTAGAGACGTTGCGCGTAGGGATGACCCGCTATGATCGAATCAATTAGTCTCTCCAACATCGCTACTTACCGTGCTGATAAATCAGAAGTTATTAATCTGAAAAAGATTAATTTCATTTATGGCGCAAATGGAGCGGGCAAGACCACCATCAGCCGACTTATAGATAAGCCTAGCCTTTCCATTGACTCAAGCATTACATGGCTCAGAAATATGCCAATGCCAGCAATGATTTATAATAATGACTTCATCACTGCCAACTTTTCAGAATCCAAAGAGTTTCAGGGAGTATTTACACTTGGTAAAGCTGAGAAAGTTCAACTCGATCGCTTAAAAGCTCTTAAAGATGAAAAAAAACGCTATGAACAGTTGAGGGCAAAGTTAATCACCACTCTTGATGGTGAAGATGGAAAGCCCGGAAAAAATGCTGAGTTGAATTCTTTGGAAACAAAGCTAGTAAGCAGGTGCTGGGAACAAAAAGTAAAGCATGATGAGTATTTCAAAGGGGCATTCACAGGCTTAAGGAATAATAAAGAAGCATTCAAAGCAAGGGTCCTTCAGGAACTTGATAATAACGAATCCCCTTTGGTTGATTTGTTTGATCTTAAGGCTAGAGCTGAAATTTTATATGGCGAACAACCTTCAAAAATAGATCTTGTTTCGCCCTTGGATCTGTCGCGACTGATAGCATTCGAGAAAAGTCCGGTATTAGTTAAGAAAGTGGTAGGTAAAAACGATGTCAGTATATCCGCGATTATTCAGCGATTAGGTAATAGTGACTGGGTTAGGCATGGTATGAGATTTTTGGAGCATACGGACGAACAATGTCCGTTCTGTCAGCAAAATCTTCCCCACGACTTCGAGAAGGAACTTACTGACTACTTCGACGAGACTTTTGAGGCTGATTCGAAGGCTGTCTTTACCCTGCGTAATAATTACTTCCAAATTTCTGGGGATATTTTGGAACAGGCACATGCTTTGTTAGAATTGAATTGCATTGAACTAGATAAGGAAAAACTTAATTCTAAAATTTCAGCACTGGATGCTATTGTACTTGTTAATAAAGGGCGAATGGAGAATAAAATCACCACTCCGAGCGTTGAGGTATCTCTTGAGGGGCTTGAGGATATTCAGGCAGACATTTCTTCTATTATTAAATTAGCCAATGCAAAAATAAGCGAAAAAAACCGCCTGGTTTCAAGCTTCACCGCTGAGCAACGGAAGCTTACTGCAGAAGTGTGGAAATATATTATCGATGCCGAACTAAAAAACACGTTGACTGATTACACCACTGATAAAAGTAAGTTACAAAAATCTATTTCTGGCATCACATTGAGCCGAGATAAAGCCACGGAAGATATTAACGCTGCTGATGTCGAAATCAATAAGATTGAGGCGGAACTTACAAGCGTAAAACCGACAGTAATTGCTATAAATAAAATTTTAAAGAATTTTGGATTTCTCAGTTTTTCTTTGGATCCTGCATGTGCGGATAATTCTTATAGAATCATTCGGGCGGATGGGAGGAATGCAAAGCAAACATTGAGCGAAGGTGAAAAGACATTTGTAACTTTCCTTTATTTCTATCACCTTCTTAGAGGAAGTATTACGACTTCCGGTATCACCGCCGATCGGATTGTGGTCATCGATGATCCTGTTTCTAGCCTTGATAGTGATGTGTTATTTATCGTAAGTAGTTTGATCAAGGAGCTTTTTACTGAGGTTAGAAAACATGGTAGCCATCTTAAACAAGTTGTGGTACTTACTCACAACGTGCATTTCCACAAAGAGGTCGCATACGATCAGCGCCGTAACGCTAATACATCTCTTGCTGACGAGACATTTTGGATTGTCCGCAAACCTAATGAACATTCGGTAATTGAGTTCCATCCTAGCAATCCAATCAAGAATTCTTATCAACTACTTTGGGCTGAGCTGAATAAGACACCGATGCCAGTCCTGACGTTGCAGAATACAATGCGACGGATTTTGGAGAACTATTTCAAAATTTTAGGTGGTGTCGATACGTACCACTTGGTCGATAAGTTTGAAGGCATTGAAAAGACACAGTGCCAGTCCTTGATGAGTTGGGTGAATGATGGATCGCATTACGCTCCTGATGAGCTTTATGTAGCCATTAGTGACAATATGGCAGCGAGCTATCTGAAAATTTTCTTCAAGATATTTAAGGCGGCTAAGCATGATGCGCATTACCGAATGATGATGGGTGATTCATTTGTTGATCTAGATCCGGAAGAGATTTCAGAGCAGCAAGACATGGATGGTATTAATGAAGATAGTAAAGTTTTAATTGATGATGTTAATGTAATAGAAAAATCTGCTCTAGTACAGACTGCATTCAAGTCTGATATTGAGCAGCCTAGATTTGACCAAGATATGCCATTTTGAAGCCTTATGCTTTGAAGCATATAAATGGAAAAATCCATCGACTAGTTCAGGTTCGAAACTGAAACAACAAGCTTAATGAAAAAATATATACTTATTAACAAATTCCGATTATGAAAGAGTAGAAGAGACTTGCGCCGCAATATCCTCAATAAATGAGAAGCGGCATTTAACTATACATACGCAAAGTTTGCACAACTCAAGTGAATTAATAATCATACTATTGTTTCAAAATTCCAACAAATGATCAAAAACTTTGTGCTAGCCTGAAAATATACTTTCATTTTTACAACTAAAGAATCGTGCTGATTTTCATAAACCATACCCAAAAATGAAATATTATTCAAATAAGATAAGGACTACAAATGACAAAAACCATATCAGTTTTCAATAACAAAGGTGGTGTTGGTAAAACCACTATAATTTGGAATCTTGCTGTATCGTTAGCAGATAAAGGAAAAAGTGTTTTATTAATAGACTTCGATCCACAATGCAATCTTTCTATTGCATGTATTGGCGATGAAGAGTTTTCTGAATTATTAGTTTCTTCTGATGATTTTCCTTTTGGAAAAACAGTCAAAGCATTCGCATTACCTTACATACAACAGAATACTATAGGTGAAGTATATACAACCGAGCCAAAAACTAAGACAGATGCAGGTGTTTTGCATATTGTTCCTGGTGATTTCTGGCTTAATACATTTTCCGACATTTTGAACGTCGGTACTGATGTTATAAGTGGCGCAGGCTTATATCGTTTTATTTTACCAGCATTGATAACTCAAAAAGCATCAGAAAGAAATGAAGTTAATTATGATTATGTCTTAATTGATTTACCTCCCTCATTTAATACACTCGTCAGATCATCCTTATACTGCTCGGACTACTTCTTAGTTCCATGCACACCTGATTTATTCTCTTCATATTGTGTAGGGCTGATTGGTGAAATGTTGCCATCATTTATACGTGATTGGGAACAGGGTAAGGAAAGATATTTAGCTGGCAATCCTCGCGATAACATGGTGTCTCAAAAAGGAATGCCAAAATTTGGTGGTTGGATATTCAATGGCTTTGATACGAGAAAGCAAAATGGTATCAAACAAGAAGTTGGTGCAGACGCCGTTCATCATCGCTCAATAAGAAAAGCTATCGAAGAAAATATGATCCCACAGCTTTCACGGATTTCATCATACGAAGCGGTTCCAGATTTTACTGATTATGAACCAGTTGGAAAGATTGAGGACCTCAATGTTATGGCTCCTGATAGTATTATCCAGAATATTCCCATTCGCTATCTGTCTCGAGTTAGACCCACAAATGCTCTACGTGGCAGAGGGCAATGGGCGATTAACCAAATTGATCTCATGAATGAGATGGCTGATGAATATGATAAATTGGCTGATCACATAATAAACAGCTTTTAACATTAAAAAAAAGTGCACCATCTAAAATGGTGCACTTTAAAGAAGTTAATTAAGTTATTTTATAATAATCACACAAAAATGCCAGCGAATATAAACTAGTGCAAGTAAATAAGAATGTCATGGGGTTAGTGGTGAGCAGCTGAGGACACAGAGATGAAAATCGCCAGCACGCGGCACATTTTAACATCCCTCCACGCTCACCAGTTTCGAGCGTTTTGTTTCATTCGTCGAGGTGATCACCCCTAGTGCACACTTTTGTACATCTTGTCTAAAACCATTCACTAACTAATAGAATGAATTTTTTGAATAAAAATCAAATGTGAACAGTGTGAACACTTTCCCCTAAAATCATTTTATTTTGGATTTAGCGCCGAGCATTCGGTATCCTAACGCAGTCGTTCCGGGGTATAAGATCCAATAATTGGTACACGTTTAGGTACACGCAACAAAGTTGAATTAGATAAAAACCATTAAATACATTGGATTGCGAGATTTATTCAGATTCCGCCAGCCCCAAAATTCTTGGTTGATGGTTACCAGAACCATCATCGAAGTCCTGAAAGCCCGCAAGGTGAAAGCTTTGCGGGTTTTTTTGTGTCCATAGCAGTCCACTGAGAGTGGCTAGAATCCACGCCAAATGACACCCTGTTTTCG